CAATATTTTACACCACCACCACAATGTATGCCAGATGAATACAAACATAAAGATTATATAACTGCATACAAACAATATTACATTGGTGAGAAAAAAAGATTTGCAAAGTATACTGGAGTTGACACACCAGATTTTATGTGTTAAAGTAAATCATCATGAAAAAAATAATTAGTAAAATAAATGTATGGTCATTGTATTACCGAACAGAAATTATTTGGTTTAGCATTGGCTTTATAGTTGGAGCAATCATAACATGAAGATAAAAGAAATAGAAAAAAAGATAGGTACACTATCTAATCCTAGTAAAATGCCTGCATTTGGTTGGGGTATATCTGCAAAGCATTGTAAGACTGGGAGTAAGTTAGCAAAAATAAAAGGCACTATATGCCATTCTTGCTATGCGTTAAAAGGTAGATATGTATTTAAAAATGTATTTAATGCACACGAAGTTAGAAGAAATGCAATAGAGTTAAATGAGTGGGTAGATTATATGACAGAATTGTTGACCATAAAATACAAAAACCTAGATAAATCAAAGAGATATCACAGGTGGTTTGATGCAGGTGATATACAATCTTACTCACATCTAATGAAAATATTTGAAGTGTGTGAACTAACACCACAGATAAATCATTGGTTAGCCACAAGAGAATATCAATTTATTAAAGACATCAAAGAAGAAGATGTACCAAAGAATTTATGTTTGCGTGTGTCAGCAATCAAGGTAGATAGTCCACCACCTAATTTTTGGAAGTGGACATCTGGTGTACACAAAGATAAAAAAGCAATAGGTAGAGAATGTCCTGCATACAAACAAGATGGTGAGTGTGGTAGTTGTCGTGCCTGTTGGAGTCGTTCAATCAAACAAGTAAGCTATAAGGAGCATTAGTATGAATAAAAAAGAAATAGATATAGATAATGAAATAGAAAAAAGATGGGAAGATTTTCATGAGTGGTTAGACACTTGTCCTTTTAAATGGACTGAATCTGGTCACCCAACAAGTGGAATGACATGTGTTAATTTTGAAATAGAGGAGGACTAATGAGAGAATATACATTCGTAAAAAAAGGTCCAATTAAAATAGGTGATGATACTGTCGTCACAGAAATTGAAGCAATGAGTTTAAAGAAAGCAATGAAGTCTTTTCAAGGTGGTGATGCCAAAGAAGTTGAAATAAAATGGACAAGCCGTAAAGGTAATCCAAGTAGTAAGGTAGTTAAACTACCATATAAACCTAGATCAGAAAGAAAAGGTAGACTGTGAGAATACTAATAGTATTAATATTCTTGTGCCTTACATCTTGTAAATCTACAGATTATAATCCAATAACAAGTGTGTTAAGATATACTATAACTAATAGTACAAAATAATTTTATGTGGAAACACCCAAGTTATTATGCAAAAATAAAAAAGCAAAATCGCTTGACAAATAAAGAAAAGTATGATAGGGAAATAGACAATGAAAAAATACAAAGTAAGAATAACAGGACTAGGAATAGAAGCAACAGCGATAATACCATTCGAAATAGAACCAACAATAGAACCAACAATAGAACAAGTAGAAAATAAAATTGCAGAATATTTAAATCACAATCTAATGAAGATTGATAAAGATGATTTTTATTCTGTTGATAGATATTCTATTACATACGAGGAATTACCTATTGAATTATAAACAACAATTAGCAGTTGTGCAAGGTTTGTTTGTGCCACCAGATACAAACATTAGAATGGATTGCCCATTTTGTAATAATAAAAATACACTAGCAGTAGACACTACAGAAAATAAAATAAGTTGGTATTGTTTCCATGCGTCTTGTAAAGCACGAGGAAAAAAAGAAGGAGAAAAAGATATGCGCTATGTAGAAAAAGTATTTAATGGTAATAAACAATTACATATAGAAGATTCAGACTTTCTAATACCAGATAGTTTTCAATCTATATATTCGAATGAAAAAGCAATGCGTTGGCTATCAAATAATAATTGTTGGGAGTCTTGGTCTTGGGGTAGAGCAGATTTTAAATATGATGTAAAGCAAAATAGAGTTGTGTTCTTAATAAAAAATAGAATGTCACATAAAATAGTAGGTGCAGTAGGTAGAGCATTAAGTAAAGATGACTTTCCTAAATGGTATATGTATGGTAATAAAGATGTGCCATTTAAATGTGGTGAATGTAATGATGCAGTTATTGTGGAAGATTGTCCTTCTGCTTGTGCAGTATCCAACATATTAACTGGTATAGCAATTATGGGTACTAAATTAAAAGCAGTACACAAAAATCATTTGCAACCATATAAAAATTTATATATATGTTTAGATAGAGATGCTACAACAAAAGCATATGATATGGCAAAAGATTTAAGGTCTTCTGGATTTGAAAATGTAATAGTAAAACCTCTTGAAGATGATTTAAAATACTATAACACAGAACAAGTAAGGGAAATATTTTATGATTGAAAAACAAATGATTAGGCTTATGCTTAATAAAAAATTTTATACTCAACATAAGGGTATGCTATCACCAACTGTATTTGCAGGTGACATAAGTGCTTTGTATGAAACAATACAAAAAGCACACGAAAAATATAGTGATGATATAAAAGTAGATGAGTTATATTCTTTACATACTGCTATATTTAATCCTGCATTAACTCGTGCTGCAAAAGAAAAGTTTAGTGAATTAGTAGAGGATATAAAAGAAGTACAAGAGCCAAGTAAAGAGATAGCAAAAGATATTATGCGTATCTTATCTGATAGAGATTTAGCACAAAGAATAGCAGTAGAAGCTACAGAAATATTTAATGGTAAGGAAGCAAACTTTACTGACATAACTGGTATGATAGAAAAACATAAACAAAATATCAGCGAAGAAAAAACTCCTGCAGTTACAAGTAATGTAGAACAAGTATTAGATTTATTAGATGTAACTACAAAATGGAAATTTAATATACCTGTTTTAAAAGAAAATGTAGGTGGTATTGGTGGTGGTAATCTTATGATAGCATTTGCTAGACCAGAGACAGGTAAGACTGCATTCTGGGTTAGCCTATGTGCAGGACCAAATGGTTTTGCAGAACAGGGTGCAAAGATACATGCATTTATAAATGAAGAACCTGCAATAAGAACACAGATGAGAGCAATATCCTGCTATACTGGTATGACAAGAGAAGAAATAATACAAGAAAAAAATATAGCACAAAACTCTTGGGCTGAAATAAAAAATAATGTATCTATGTTTGATACAGTTGATTGGTCAATGGAAGATGTAGATGCACATTGCGAAAAACATAAACCAGATATAATAGTAATAGATCAGTTAGATAAAATAAATGTAACTGGTACATATGCAAGGACAGATGAGAAGTTAAGGCAGATCTACACAAGTGTAAGAGAGATAGCAAAGAGAAGAGATTGTGCAGTCATTGCAATATCTCAAGCATCTGCTGATGCACACAATAGAAATAGTATTTCATTTGACCAAATGGAAAATTCTAAAACTGGTAAGGCAGCTGAAGCTGATTTGATTATTGGTATAGGTAGAAACTCTAATAGTGATTTAGAAAATAAAATAAGAACATTATGTATAAGTAAAAATAAAATAAATGGTTATCATGGTGAACCTGTGTGTACCATTAGAAGAAGTATAAGTAGGTATGAAGTATGATAACAACAGTTGATGTAGAAACATCTTGGCAAGTAACAAGTACAGGTGGATATGATCCATCACCATTTCATCCTGATAATATATTAGTTAGTGTTGGTATAAATGATGGGTATTACTTTACAAATCATAGTGAAAGAATTGATAAAGGATGTTATCATAAAATACAATCCGTGTTAGATAAAACAACTTTACTTATAGGTCATAACATAAAATTTGATTTAATGTGGTTATTAGAATCTGGATTTAAATATAGTGGTAAAGTTTATGATACTATGTTAGGTGAGTATATATTAAATAGAGGTATAAGAAAAAGTTTAACATTAGAAATGTCTTGCCGTAGAAGAAAGATTGGATCAAAAGATAATCGTATAAAAGAATATACAGATAGGGGTATACCATTTCAAAATATACCTGCAGATGTAGTTGAAGAGTATGGTAGAATGGATGTAGAAATAACTAGAAGATTATTTGATTCGCAAATGAGTGACCTAAAAATGGCTAAAAATAAGGGTTTATTGATGACTGCTAAAATGATGAATGAATTTTTAATTGTGCTATCAGATATGGAAAGAAATGGAATCAATATAGATCTAGATGATTTAAGTAAAGTAGAAAAAGAATACAGAGCAGAGTTTGCATATTTAAAACAGAAGATAGACAAGATAGTATACAAACAAATGGGTGATACTAAAATTAATTTATCAAGTCCAGAACAATTAGCTTGGTTAATATATTCTGTAAAACCTAAAGATAAAAAAGAATGGGCTAAAATATTTAATGTAGGTATAGATAAAAGCACAGGAAAAAATAAACGAAGACCAAATTATTCAAGACAACAATTTAGAAATTTAGTTGCAGATAATACAGAGGTAATACATAGAACTGTAGCAGAACAATGTATAACTTGTAAAGGTAAAGGTGTAGTTAAAAAAATAAAAAAAGATGGTAGTCCATATAAAAATTATACTAAATGTGTAGACTGTGATGGTGATGGTTATATATATACACCTATGGCAAAGATAGCAGGATTTAGACAAAGACCTAGAAGTGTATATGATATAGCAGAGTCTGGTTTTAGAACAGATAGAATAACTTTAACTAAAATATCTGCAGAAGCAGAGGGTGAGTTTAAACAATTTATTGATGCTATTGTTAGGCATAATGCAGTAGATACTTATTTAAATACTTTTGTAGAAGGATTAAAAAATTTTACAAATGAAAAAGGTTTCTTACATCCTAAATTTATGCAAGCAGTTACAGCAACAGGTAGATTATCTAGTCGTGATCCTAATTTTCAAAACCAACCAAGAGGTAAAACTTTTCCTATAAGAAAAGTTGTAACATCTAGATTTGAAAAAGGTAGTATACTAGAAGTAGACTTTGCACAATTAGAATTTAGAACTGCTGTATACCTTGCACAAGATAAGCAAGGTATGGAAGATATAAAAAATAAAATAGATGTTCATCAGTACACTGCAGATATTATAGGTGTATCAAGGCAAGATGCAAAGGCACATACATTTAAACCTTTGTATGGTGGTGTAACTGGTACAGAAGATGAGAAAAGATATTATACTAAATTTTTAGAAAAATATAAAGATATAAAAGTTTGGCATGAGCACTTACAAAGTGAAGCTATTAGATTTAAAAGAGTTAAATTACCAACTGGTAGAGAGTATTCATTCCCATACGCAGAAAGAACACCTTGGGGTGGCTCTACATATGGCACACAAATAAAAAATTATCCTGTGCAAGGTTTTGCAACAGCAGATATTGTACCACTTGCTTGTATAAATATATATAAACTTATGCAAGAACAAAAGGTAAAAAGTTTACTTGTAAATACAGTTCACGATTCTATTGTAGCTGATGTTTATCCTGGAGAAGAAGATGTGATGAGTAAAATATTTAAACAGGGCACAGCAGATGTAATACCTGCACTTAAACAGTATTACAATATTAATTTTAATGTTCCACTTGACACAGAACTTAAAATAGGATATGATTGGTTAAATATGAAGGAGGTTAAATGACCAAAGAAATAGAAGCATTGGAAACAATGGATGAATATTCTGATGAGCAATACTCTGCTTTTTTAGAGTACACTTCATTAAAAGATCAATGTGTAATAGAACCAACTACATTATATCTAGCTAATGACCATGAGTTTTTTTCAGAGTGGAAATACTTTGCACAATGTGATGGTTTAGATGTTAAGGTAATTAATGGAGAGACTAGAATATGTTGAGTAAAATAATGGTATATACATCAGCAGGACTATGTGCATTTATTATACTGTTTATGTGGTATTTAATTTTATTAGCATTTTTTTCTTGACAAATTACTTAAAATGTGGTATAAGACAATAACTAAAATGGAGGACAATGTCTGATAATAACTTAGTAAATATAAAAGGAATGTCGAATGAGCAAATTATGCAAGCCATTGGGCAAGACGATGGTTCTAATTTAGGTAATAATATACCTAGACTAGCAATCAATCGTACACCAGAAGATGATGATGGTAATCAATTACCAGTTGGTCACTTCTATACTTACGATTCTAAGATAGGTCAAAATGTTTTTGGTAAACCAGTTACATTAAGACCTTTCATAAGTGCAATGCAATATATGCACTATGATGCGGATAAGGGTGAGTATGTAAATAGATCTATTATATTTAAAAGCTGGAAAGAAGAAGCTATAGATATATTAGGTGGAACTAAATGTGGTAAGATACCTTTCAAAGAAAGGTCAACTCTTACTCCAGAAGAACTAGAAAGGCAAAGAACTATACGATGTTATAAACTAGTGTATGGTTTATTATCTTTTAAAGATGGTAAAACTGCACAAGGTAATGCACATAGTGTAGAAAACTTACCTGTTCTATATAGAGTAACTGGAACAGCTTTCTCACCTGTGAGTTCTGCTTTAGATCAATTGAAAAAAAGAAAAAAACTTATGTTTAATTGTACTTTTTCTCTTGAAACTAAAAGACAAAAAAAAGGTGGCAATGTTTTCTATGTACCCGAGATAGGAGTAAATGCAGATACTAATTTACAATTATCTGATATGGATATGGAAACATTAAAAGTGTTCCAAGAATCTATTGATACGGAGAACGCAGGAGTTGTTGATGCTTACAATAATGCAAAGACTAAAAAAATAAATGATTCTGATAAGGTAGATGCTAAAATAGTTGATGATGTAGCTGATGAACTTCCAGAACAAGTGCTGTCTAAGTAATGAATAATATATTGTTGAAAGTACAACAGTATTTAGATTCAGTATCTAAAAATCCTGTTAAGCTAGACAAACAGTTAGTACAGGAGTTTGGTGAGGCGTGTAAAAACGCCTTACTAAAACAGTTTGAAGAAGAAAGAAGAAATAAATTTGAGTTAAGAATGTCTAATGTTGGTAGACCATTATGTCAATTACAAATGGAAGCTAAAGGTATTAAAGGTGAAGGTCAATCATATAATGTAAAAATGAGAAATACATTTGGTGATTTAATAGAAGCATTGGCATTATTTGTTATGAAATCAGCGGGGGTAAATGTTAAAAATGAACAAAAAAAAGTCCAATATAAATTTGATAAATATAAAATTGATGGGAGACAAGATGTGGAAATTGATGAAAAAGTTTGGGATATTAAAAGTGCATCACCATATTCTTTTGAAAAAAAATTTGGAGAAGCAGGAGGATTTAGTGAAGTTGTTCGTGATGATTCCTTTGGCTATGCGTCACAAGGTTTTTTATATGGGGAAAGCCAAAACAAAAAATTTGGTGGTTGGATAGCAATTAATAAATCTACTGGTGAGTGGGCTGTGTGTGAAACACCTGCTTCTGTAGAAGAACATAAAGCAAATGCTTTAAAAACTGCTAAACAAAATATTAAAGCCATTGATAAAAAGGTAGAGTTTAAAAGATGCTATAATGATATAGCAGAAACATTTAGAACTAAACCTACTGGTAATAAAGTTTTGGGTTTTGTTTGCTCATACTGCCCATACAAACTTCCTTGTTGGGGAAGAGATAAGTTGCAGTTGTTACCACAACAGCAATCTAAAGGTAAAAACCCTAAATGGGTTTGGTACACTGAAGTCAAAAATCCTAAGAAGGATGAGACTATGGAGGCTGGTGGAGAATAGTTTGAGGGGTCTGTTCTTCACCAACTCTTATGATGTTATATTTTGTAATATACAAACAAAAAAAAGAAAAAGAATATAAAATGTTTACTAATGTATTATTTGATAAAGAAAAAGATGCAGAAGATTTTGGTAAAAAAAGTATGAAGAGAGGTTACATACATAAAATTGTAGAATATAATAAAGAAAATTATAATAGGTATTGGTATAAATGAAAAAAAGTGATAAAGCTAATTATATAAATTCAGTTAAGGTACTAGTTAGTCCTTGGCAAAAAGGTTTTCACTGTGGTATTATTATGGATAGTACCTCTAAAATGTCTACAGAGGAATATGAATTATGTTCTACAATAGCTAGAGGCATGATAAAAATGGCAACCTCCGACCCTCATTCAACGTTTCTATGGGGACTTCGTGGATTTGCTGATGACAAGAAAAAAAATAATAAAGACTTAAGTATAAGTTCTGTAGCAGAATTTGATGATGAGTCTAATGTTGTTGACTTTCTTGAATATTTAAAAAAGAAACGAGATAAGGAGTTAAACTAATGGCAACGCACTTAGTTATAGGTGACCCTCATTGTACACCTAAAGCAAACAATGATAGATTTCTGTGGGCAGGTAGATTAGCAGCAGATTATAAAGTTACTCATGTCGTATGTATGGGTGATTTTTGTAGTATGGATTCTCTTTCTACATATGATAGAGGTAAAAAATCATTTGAAGGTAGAAGATATCAAAAAGATATGAAGCATACTCATGATGCTTTATCATTATTTAATAAAGGTTTAGGTAAACATAAACCATTAAAAACAATGATATTGGGTAATCACGAAGATAGAATTGATAGATTTGTAGATGAAAATCCAGAGTTAGATGGATCTGTAAGTATTAAAGATCTTCATTATAAAAAATATGGTTGGAGAGAAATACCATATAAAGCAATAAAGGTAATTGATGGTGTACACTATTCTCACCATTTACCATCTGGTATAATGGGATCTGCAATATCTGGTGAAAATATTGCAAGATCTATCTTGACAAAACACAAAGTTTCTGCTACAGTAGGACATAGTCATTTGTTAGATTATGCAGTATCTACATTACCAAATGGTAAAAAACTAAATGCATTATCTGCTGGATGTTATTTAAATCATACAGAACATTTTGCTAGAGATACTCAGCATATGTGGTGGAGTGGTTTAGTTATTAAGAAAGAAGTTAAAGATGGTAATTATAATATGGAGTTAATTGATATCAAAACTATAAGGAAAGAGTATGGCAGAAAATAATTATATATTTGAACAACCTATAGATGATAAGAGAACTTATAAATATGAGAAAGACCATAAACATGACATGTCATATGAGAATGAAAGAAAACATAATAATGTACATTCTCCTTCTCACTATAAACATGGTAAAAAAGAAACCATAGAAGTTATAAGAGATTGCATGACTAGCGATGAGTATCATGGTTATCTTAAAGGTAATATTTTAAAGTATGTTTCTCGTTATAAATTTAAAGGAGAACCTTTAGAAGATTTAGAAAAAGGTAGTTGGTATTTAAATAAATTAATACAGGAGGTTAGTAATGGGACAAGTTAAACAAGCATTACAAGAAGTAGAAGATTTCGTTGCAGGTTGTTTGCGTGAAGGTAGAACGTTAAATCAAACTATACGAGATGCCAGAGAGTGTAAGGCAGCAAAAACTAATCCTTACTTTGATAGTGAAGATTTAGTAGAAAATAAATACTACCAATTTAAAGGAGCAGAATAATGAGATATCTATTTTTGGATGCACTTAAACGTAAATATGAAGCAGAGATAGCTGCAGGTAAAGCAACTGCTAAAGTTTACTTTGATAAACCAGTTGCGATTGGTGAACATCCACAATTTTTAGATGAGTTAGATAAAGTTTTAACAAAAATATCTAATGCAGAAGAAAACTTAAAAACATTATCTAAGTATTTTGATAATACTGTTGATGATGACGACATACCATTTTAATAGGAGGACAAATGGCTGAAGATAAAAGCAAAACAAAACAGGCAACACCAAAAACCTATGCGATTAGCTCGGAGCAGTTAATGGATATAATGAGATACTTAATGACTAGACCATATGGAGAAGTTGTTAAGATTATGAATTCTATATCTGCACTAACTCCAGTTAATATACAAAAGGAGAGTGTGTCTGATGAAAGAAAAAAATAATCTAGATAAATACACTGGAATATTGTTTGAATTAAAGATAGGATTAAATAAAGATAATGCTATAGTAATAGATTATGGTGGTAAACCTGTTGGTAAAATACGAGATGCTTTAAGAGGTTTCCCATATCAAGCTAACTTATGTGCTGCCATAATTAATCATGCAAATTCTATGGGTAAAAAAATGCAAGATGATATAAAACAAATAATACAAAAGGTATAAAATGACTAAAGAAAAAAGAAATATTAAAGAACTAATTGAAAGGGAGGCTCCCAATCTTAATAATATATTGGAGCCAGAGGATGTATCTCTGTTTAAAAAGATGACAGAAGAACTTAGAGATACTTGGACTAAAAAACAAATGTTTAGAACAGAAACTGAAATGCAGTTTTCTGTATTAAATGATGCAAAGTATCCAACTAAAGCTGCTAAATATTGGCAGTGTGTTAGAGAACAAAATGTATTCTTAGAAAATTTAATGAGTTTATCTTTTGATTATAGAAGGGCTGAAGTTAAAATAAAAAGATTACAAGAAAAATTAGACAAAGAAGAAGACCCATTAAAAAAAGAATTATTACAAATTGACATAGATGAAAAAACATATAGTAAAGCATCTATGCAATTAGTTGCTAGAGATAGAATGAGAGAAATAAAGTTATGGTCTAAATTTAAAAAGAAATTTGATGATGGTTCTTTTGATACTAAAGATGTTAACACACATCAATTACATTCTTACCATTTAACAATGAAAAATAAAGCTGAAACTTTAACATCTGGTTCAAGTCAACCAGAAGTGTTTAATGTTTTAGGTCAATTACAATCTATTGAAAGAATAAAAAAAGAATTGGGTCAATTAGAATATGATAAGAAAGATAAACTTACACACGAACTTGGGGCAAAACCAGAATAAAAAATTATTTTTTTTAGTTGCAATGCCAAGATCGGGTAATACTTTGTTTGCATCTATTATAAATCAAAATCCAAACGTTGTGTGCACTGCTAATTCTATTACTTTAGAGATAATGAAAGATGTATTTTTATTAAAAAAAACAGATGTATTTGAAAATTATCCAGATCATAAATCTTTAGATAATGTATTAAATAGTGTGTTTGATAATTATTACAAACATTGGTCACAAGAATATATTATTGATCGTGGTCCTGTAATGACAAAAGGTAATTTTAAATTAATGCAAAAACATTATAAACATCCTTTTAAATGTGTAGTATTACTTAGAGATTTAATGGATGTGCTAGCTTCTTATATGCAGTGGTACACAGAAAACCCTGATGCGTTTCTTAATAAATATAATTGTAAAAATGATGAAGAAAAATTATCTATGATTATGAATAAAAAAGGTGCAATAGCTAAAGATTTAGAAGCAATTAAAAATGCTTTTAATTATCCAAACATGTGTCACTTCATAAAATATGATGACTTGGTGCAAAACCCAAGAGAAGAAATAAATAAAGTTTATAATTTTTTAAACATACCTTATTACCCACACCAATTTACAAACTTGCAACAAATAAATATTAATGGTATATCTTACGATGATACCATAGTTGGAAACAATATGCATAAAATTAAAAAAGAAATTAAAAAAGAATACAACCCCTACATAGAAAAAATACCACAAAGAATAAAGGATAAATATGAACACATTAGATTCTGATATTAAATATAAATGTATATTTTTAGGGCAATCTGTTTTGATTTATGATGTGCCTTTAGATGTATATGATACTATTAATCATATTTATGAAACAAGAAAAGATGAATTACCTAGAGCTAATCCACAATTAGTAGGTAAGATTGTAAATGAACACTCATTATTTTTTGATGGTGCACCAAATAAAAAAATGCATCCACATAATTTTTTACCACAGACTGTAACACAATGGTTTCATATGGTTATGAAACACTATTTAGATTGGAATAAAATTAAAAACTATAAAATGCATCTTAACTCTATATGGGTTAATCAAATGAAAGAACATGAATACAATCCAATACATATTCATCAAGGATCTTTATTTACTGGATTATCGTCTGTTATGATTTTAAAATTGCCACAAAACATGGGCGTTGAATATTCCGCAGTTGAAAAACCTATGAATGGACAATTACAAATAATAGGAAATTCATCAGGTCAATTTTGTAATTCAGACTATGGTCCTATTATAAAAGAAAAAGCTTTTTATGTATTTCCATATGACATGAGACATTGTGTTTATCCTTTTAATGGAAATGGTTTTAGAAGAACTCTAGCATGTAATATGGATGTAAATTATGACCCTATTAAAAATAGGAGTGCAGAATGATAATAACAGAACCTAAATGGAAAAGCTGGATTATACAAACAACAACACCATTATTTACACCCGAGCAATGTAGACAAATTATTGAATGTGGTAGAAGACAACCACCACAAAAAGCACAAGTTGGTATGGGAAAACCAGGTGGTGGATTAGATACAAAAAAAAGAGTCACAACAATATCTTGGATTCCATTTAAAGAGATGGAACATATGTATCGTGATATTAATATTTTTATACAAAAAGCAAATAGAAATCATTTTGGATTTGGGGATATACAAATAACAGAAAATGCACAGTTTACAGAATATCCTGAAGGTGGTTTTTATGATTGGCATATGGACACAGATGTTAATATGCAAAATGAACCACCTGTAAGAAAAATATCTATGACATTACTATTGTCTCCTGAAAATCAATTTGAAGGAGGGGACTTAGAATTAATGGCTCCTGGTAAATACGCAAAACTTGAACAAGGTCATGCAATTTGTTTTGCATCATTTTTAAATCATAGAGTTAATCCTGTTAGACGAGGAGTAAGACAATCACTTGTTATGTGGTTTGGAGGCACACCATTTAAATGATTAAAGAATATTTTTTTCCAACTATTATATATATTAAAGATTTACCCAATGCTAATGAACTAAATCCTTATTTAGAAAAGCAAATAATTGAATGGAGTAATCAAGATAAAGGTGTAAACAAAACTAATATGAATGGCTGGCATTCACAAACTGACATGAATCATAAAAAAGAATATGAACCTTTAATTAAAGAATTATTTCAAATGCAAAATAAAATTATACAAGAAGAGTATTTGGATATGGAGCCTAGACTAGGGAACATGTGGGCTAATATTAATCCACCTGGTGGGTATAATAATAGTCATATACATCCTAACTCATTATTTTCTGGTGTTTACTATGTAAAAGCGTTACCTAATTCTGGAAGATTAGGTTTAATAGATCCAAGACCTGGAGCACAACACTGTATGCCCACAAGAAAAAAAGAAAAATTACCTAGAGAGTTGTGGCGAGAAGCTTATTATGACCCAATTCCTGGAAGATTAATAATGTTTCCTTCTTGGATGTGGCATAAAGTAGAACCTAATAAAAGCAATGACATAAGAATATCTGTGTCTTTTAACTTTATATTATTTTAATGTTTAATAAATACCAAGTAATAAAAAATGCAATTAGTTATGAATTAGCTAATTTTATATTTAATTATTTTTTACTTAAACGTGATGCAGTTCAATTTATGTATCAAAATAATATTACGTATGACACGAGTTTACTAGGTACTTGGTCTGACCAGCAAGTTCCAAACACTTATTCAATTTATGCTGATCCTGCAATGGAAACTTTGTTAATGAAAGTATTACCTAAAATGCAAAAAGAAACAGGTCTTGAATTAATACCTACATACTCATATGCTCGAATATACAAACACGGTGATATACTACATAAACACAAAGATAGACCTAGTTGTGAGATATCTACAACCATACATTTAGGTGGTGACCCGTGGTCTATATTTATAGAAGGCACAGAAGTAATGCTTGATGTGGGAGATATGTTAGTATATAGTGGTTGCGAATTAGAACATTGGAGAGAACCGTTTAAAGGTAATATTTGTGGACAAGTATTTCTTCATTATAATCATGTAAATGGTCCTTTTGCTGAAAGCAATAGGTTTGATAAAAGACCAATGTTAGGTCTTCCATCATTTGTGAAGACATAATATAAATTTTGGTTAGTTTATACTAGCCAAAAAAAAAGACACCTAGAGGTGGTTCTCTAGATGTCTTCTGTTGCCTGGGGGAGTCTTTATGGCTCCCCTTTTTATTTTAGGGTATTCATTTGAGATTTCATAGGTTTTTTATTTGGTAACATTAGTTTACCTGTATCATCTTTTGGATTCATAAAATCTAAAATTCTAGTAATATATATATCTTTTAAAAATTCTGGATAATTTTTTTTTTCTGCGTATTCACCTAAAGAATCAAAATAATTTATTGTGTTATCTCCCTTTGCTATTGATTCTCTTATACCTTGATAACTAGATCCAGTTTTCATAAGTTCTAAAAATCCTTTTATACTATCTTCTGCACTATTAAATGTTCTAACTTTAGCTTTTTTATTTGGGTCTTGGGATAATATAAATGATTCATCACCAATAGCCTGCATTCCAAAAAAATTATTTGCTCTTTTAGCAGTATCAGCATTTTTAAAATTAAAGTTGCCTGTTTCAGCTGTAGCTATTGTTAAAATAAAATCATCAGGAACATTAGCCTCAAATGATTCTTGGCTATATTCAGATTTAACATTTCTTATTTTTTGTAAGAAATCTCTATGTTTTCCATATTGATCCATAGTTCCGTGTAATAATATTAAGCTAACAATTCCAAGCACGAAGTGCTTTATTAATTCTTGAATTAGGGTCATTAGCAGTTTTTTTAGAAGTTAATTTTTTTTTCATTCCTCTCATACGAGCACAAAAACTAGCTCGTCTAGGATTACCAACTTTTTTACTAGGTGCTTTTAAATTGCCTCCAGTTGCACGATTGTATGATGCACGACCTTTAGCATTTAAACCACCAGAGGGGTTTTTACCTTCTTTACGTTGCCATGCTGCTGTCTTTGCCATTATACTTTCTTTGCTAGTTTTTTGTTTATTTTTTTTTGAACACCTTCTGGTAATTTAGAAAATCCTTTATATTTTTTCTTCGTAGCAGTTGGTTTCTTTTTCATATTAGTTTTTTTCATTCCGTACATTAACTAAATCTCCTATATTGTTTTACTTTTTTTGCAATCCCTTTCGGTTGTTTCACAAACTGTTTGCCCTTCTTTGTTCCTTGGCGTTTTGCTTTTGTCGTTGCCGCATACTCCGCAGATGATAAGCTCTTGATAGCTTTCTCTGGTAAATATCTTTCTCCAGTCACCGAAGATTTTTTGCCAGATTTGGTTCTCCATTTTTGTTTTCCCCATGCTTTTAAACTACGTTGACTTTTTGTTAGTGCCATATTTTTCCTTCCAATAATTTTTTCTTTGTAATAATCTAATATTATATTCTATAACATCTATTCCTAATATTTTTTTAATAAAATTTATCATTACTTATATCCTCCACCAGCTTTTTTATATGCTTTAGCCAGTGCCTGTGCTTTTCTTGCTGACCATTTGCCAGCACCTGTGCCATGAGAAGCCTGTGCTTTAATTCTACTAAAGATTCTTTTTCTCATTCCAGGTTTTGTATAGTTTCCTGCTTTATTTACTGCCATCTTTTATCTCCTTATATTCATAATCATAGCTTCCTTCCTGTACTTCATCTGTAATCCATTTAGAAGTATCTTCTACGGACCAGATTCTAGTATTAACTAATCTATGGATAAGAGGTTTGCTGGGGTCAGCTGCCATAGAAGGATCAAATATCCTTAGTCTATTGTTGGGTTGAATTGCATAGTTACCATCATCTAATTCTATTACATGTCCACATTTATGTTGATCTGGTTTTTCTGCATAACCAAAATCTAATTCATTATAATCACCAGCACACCAGTCAATAGTAAATAAGTATTTACCTTCAACTTGTTTTTTTCTTCTAGATGTGTATATCATTTTACAACCATCTAATTGATAAAATTTTGTAACACTTACATTATAACTAAATGAATCCCATAACATTAATTCATTTAAAGGTAATTCTTTTACATCTGGTTTTTTACAAAATGCAGATATAGGTGCTCTCCACCATATACCACCATCTGTCATCATGTAATGAAACAAAGGAACTTGTTTAGGTATAGAACTAAAACCAAATATTACACACTCAAAGTATTTATCGTGAGAATCTTTTTGATCTCTTAAATAATTACCCCTTACAAAGCATTCTATAGGAGGTACATTAGCATTTAAATACATTAATTTGCTAGAGGGTTAGAAGATTTAACTTTAATTTCTTCTATCTGCACTTTAAGTAATTGTATTTCCTTTTCATTAACTAACATTTTTGTATGACCATGATCTCCACTTAAAGCATCAACTTTTTCTTCTAATACAGCTATCTGTGCTGAGTAATCAACAGTTTCTATTGAGTCAAGTTTAGTCATAACTTCACCATACTTAACAAATCCACCACCTATTGCGGCAATGACACCTAGTAAAGCTGCAACACCAGCTAATTGATTTTTTATTTTATCCATTTTTTAATTGCTCCAGTTCTATTAATATTCTTTGTTTTTCTATATTTATTTTATTTAATTTATCCTGCATAATAAATACAGGATCATTTGCTATATAATTATTTAGAGTAGTATCAGCATATACTTGTCTTAAATCTTGTATTTGTAATTGATCTAAATAAATATCTTCACTTTTATAAAAGGGTACATCATAAATATCAAGAGATGCTTGATCATTAGTCATAGCACCTATCTTAATTATATTTTTTATCTGTAAATTTTTTGATATATCTTTTATATCTTTATCTACTTTATCCATAACTTTTTCTAAATTTACAAGTCTTGACTGTGACTTAACATTTGTTGTTTTATTTCCTTTCGACTGTACTTTCTTTTGTTTGGTAATTTTTTTTGTTGGAACTGCGGACTTTTTAGAAGTTTCGCTAGTGGGTTTTTCTTCTTTAATTGTTTCTTTTTCTTCATTTGGTTTTTGTGCTATTTGTTTTGGCTCCTCTTCTACAGTTTCTTCCTCTATTACTTCTTCTTTTTCTTTTTCTTTAGGTGCAGCTGTAAATCTTGATGGTTTTTCTTGTACAATTTCTTCTTCCATTACTGGTTCTTCTTCGACAAATTCTTCTTCTTCTGTAAATGTCTCCTCTTCTTTAAGAACCATAGGTAAGAAACTTGCGATGATCTCTTCCGTTTCCTCATATATTTCCTCTTCTTGTGGTGGTGGCATCATAGTAAAAAAAGATGTAGTTATTTCTTCTTCCATTGGCATTTCTTCTATAAGCATTTCTTCTTCAAAAAATTCTTCTTCCATTGGCATTTCTTCTATTAAAGTAAGCATGGGTTCAAATGTCATCTCTTCAAATTCTTCTTCCATAACTTCTTCCATAGGTGGTGCTATAAGTGTAAACTCTTCAAACATTTCTTCAATATATTCAAATGTAAATTCTTCAAATATTTCTTCTTGTAATTCTTCAAATATTTCACTTATTTCTTCAACAATTTCATTTGCTATAACCGTGTTATCATAAGTCATAGTTAGTTTAGCACCTAACAAATTAGGTCCACCTAAATCAACTGGAGTAGAATCACCATCTATTCCTGTCCAAGTCCAATCAAATTGATTTGATCCTGTGCCATTATATATAACTTGATCTGTATACTTGTCTGCATTACTATAATAACCTGAATCTGTATTTCTTATTTGGTCTATTTCAGACAACACATTACCATCAGAATCTAATATCTTAACTGTTGTTTTAAATGTATCTCGACCTGATTGTGCTTGACCACATTGATGTGATGATCCAGACCATTCACAATTTTGTACAACAGTTGTAGAATCTAAAGTAATACCATTATCTAACATTACTTGGGTAGTAGTTTCATTACCTGTTGTTACATCTACTAAATTACCTGTGTAGTTTAAAGTACCTGTACCTGATGATGTGCTACCTATTTCTACTTCTTGATAGTTCCAATTTGAATTTGTACATGTAGTATTAACTGAAGTAAATGATGAACAACTTGATTGTACATTTGGTATTGTATTATCTACTGATTGCAAATTAGATGCAGAACCAGTACCATTAGGTAATAAATTACCTGTCGTTATTTCTTCTGCTGAAGTTGTATGGATTAACGTCATCAGCAAAAGTGTTAATACGATAAACCGCATAAGCCATAACTCCTATAAATATAATTAACCAAATCATTCTAATATTAAAGAGAGTATTTTTTTCTCTCCCATATATACTTCAATGTTTGCTTTAGATTGAATGCATTTATAAACAACTCTATCACCAGGACTTTTGTCCTTCATAGCATAACGTTTAGCTTTAAGACATTTTGATAATGACTCATGATAACGATGTTCTATAATTTTATGATCTTGTAAGAGTAATAAAGCAAATACCATTTCTATCATTAGTGTTCTCCATTGCCATTTCTAATTATTTTTTCTACATCAGCTTGTAATTTTGATACTTGTTCTTTTAAAAAATCTATATTAATTTTATTATTTCTCATACCTTTTAACTCTTCATCCATAGACTCTATTAACCCTGCCATATGTTCCACCAACATAAAGAGCTCCGCCTCCCCAGATGACTGACCAAGTTCTCCACGTGGGTATTTAATTCTAAATTCTGAGTTAGCTTCTAAATCTTTTTGCATTAACTCTAGAGTTGTACTATGTTTATTTAAAGTTTCTACTATACCAAAGTATGCCCATACTCCTACTGCAACAGCAGCAATAATACTAATTAAATTTTTCATCGGCATAGATACTGCCGTATTCTCGCTTATTTTCATTTTCTTCTTTTACGACCCATATAGTAATCACCAGGTTCATAGTCCCAACGTTTACCATGATGTCCTCTAATATCTGCCCACCACATTCTTAATTTTACTACCCATTTTCTTACTGGTTTTGGCATTATTTAGGTGATTCCCAGTCTATAGGTTTTAGTTTTTCTATTTTAATTTCTTTATCTACCTTATCAAATTCTTTAGTCATTTTAGCTTCTTCTTTAAGTCTAATTTTTTCTAATTCTTTTTCCTTCTTTTCTCTTTGTTTCATACGTTTAACATATATGTCATAGTCTGGTCTTTCATTATCATATTTAGACCAAAGAGCTTCAGCTTCTTTACCAATTTTACCATCAATAGGACAGGGAGTACCTGCTTGAATCATAGATTCAAATACTCTTTCATCTTGACATAGTATTGCTACTGCTGCTACCTTCATACCAAAGTCATTAAGTATTCTAGCTAGTTTTAATCTTTCACAATTTTTATCTATAAAATGTTTTCCACCACTAACACCTATTCCAAAAGTCTGTATTCCCATTGAAGCACCTGTACTACAAACATCTTGTGTCATAGAATTATAAGATGGTGCTGATGCTGATGGAGGTGATGACCTTACATTAGAATTTGTTGTGTTACTCGTAGTACTATTTGAGCTAGAACCAGACTGATAAGTTGTTGTAGCACTTGATGTATATCCCCCTTCAATAGCAGTGTTAGACCCAGATACATTTGATTGGGTGCTTCCTGCATGTGCAAAGGATGTAAATAATAACATAAATAATATTGCGAGGGTTCTCATAATTAAGTATCTTCTTCTGATGGTTTTATTTCAGCACATACAAATTTTATATACATACTATGTTTATTAATTTCTTCTCTACCTATTTCTTCCATTTTTAAAATAGATTGTTCATAACCCATCATTAAACAAGTATATTCATCTTGAAATTGTGCATGAAAATAATGGGGCGGCAAACATTCTTCTGCTACAAATGAGCATAAAAAAAGAACTAGCCCAAATTTCACTTATCGTAACCTGAAAATAGCCAGACAACAAATTTATCCCAAAGATTCTTGATCTTTTCCTTTATCTTTCTGATCATTTTTTTCCTCCATTTTTTTTATTTTTTCTTGTGCGTCTTCTAAATCTTTATTAGCATGTTCTAATTTTTGTAAACATCTTTTATTAGCTGCATCCTTAGACTTACCTGCGTCTTGTAATTCAGCTACTTCTTGCTTTAATATACGAACTTGTTCTTTGTATTCGTTTATCAGTTCAAAACTGTTATCAGACATTATTTTTTTCCGTTACGGAATATCTGTGT